CCGAACCGGGCGTCCGACCCGTCGATCTCCTGTGCGTCCGGGTCGAGAAATACGTTCATCGGGTTGCGCACCCGCCGAATGTATATCTCCTGATCGAAAGACTGATCGTCCACGTAGTCCGTGATCAGGCGGATATAACCGATGCCACCCTGTACCTGCGTCTCATTGGCCGTGGAGTATGCCTGAGTGGCCTTGGACACGCGCTCGATGTGACGGACCAGCCCCTCCCAGATCTTGGCCGCCTGGAACGTAGCATCACCGCCCACAGGGCGAATCTTGACGCCGGGCTTGTTCTGCTTGGCGTCGTTCGTGATCTGCAGGTTGTGCTGGCGAATCTTGTTGATGGTCAGACGGGGCTTGTAACCCTGAGGATCGTCCCGGCGCTGCGTCCACAGATAGTTGGGCCACTGCCACCCGTTATCCGGATCAGCATTGGCGAACTTCACGTCATCGATGAACCGCTGCTGAGCCGTAGCTTCCCAGTCCATGCAGCGCTGGAAGCGCGCCTTGGCTAGCTGGACGACCTGCTCGTCGCCTTCGAAGAGTTCTTCGGCTGTTTCTTCAGGGGTCATCCCAACATCCAACTATCGTTCCGGCCCGGTATAGATACGGGCGGTTTGTACTGTTCAGGCAGAGGCAATCCGGGCACCGCGTCTCGCGACTTCCGGATTGCCGCAGTCCGCCGGTGCCAGGCCATGACCACCGCATCAGCCCTGTCCACCGAGGACCCGCCGAGCCGCTTCCGGATCTCGTCCTTATCCTCGATCAGGATATCCGTCCCGCGCATCTTGTAGCGCGGTGTCGTCAGTTCCGCCTCGAGCCGGGGATCCGGAGGTAGCTTGATGTCGTCCTTCGAATCGGGCGACAGAGCCTCCCGCAGCCGCCAATACATCTCAGCCCGCAGATTGGCAAACCCGAGGCCCGAATCCCGCGCCTTCGCAACCGAAGCCCGCGAGAACACGATGCCCGCGACCTCGATCGCATGCTGATGACGAAGGTGCGACTTGACGCCAGAACCCCAGCCGCCGGTCGCGTCCACCGACAGATCCGCCCCGTCCCGACGATGCTTGATCATCAGCGACGCGATGTCCGCCGGATCATCCAGCTGGGCACCCTTCACCATGATCAGCGGCCCGAACCACGCATCCTCGTAGAGCGGGGCCAGGGCCACGTTGTCATTGCCACCCAGAGCGATATCCCCGGCGAGCGCGATCATGGTGCGCCGTCGATGCTGATCGGATTCGCGCCACCGCTGCTGCGCCGCCTTGACCCACGATGTGGGGATCACCTGCTGCTCGTGATCCTCGCGACCGGCCATGAAGTCGCCGTATAGCAGTTGCGACCGCAACGGTTCGGGCAGGTTCTCCAGCCGTGCCCGATAACCCGTATCCTTCAGATAGGGATTATCGTCAAGCGACGCCGGAATGAAGGTCCGCGATTCGTGGGTATAGGTGTGACCCTCAACCACGGTCTGACCCGGACCGTCCATCCATCGGATCTGACCGTGAACGGTGATTGCCCAACGCAGCTCGCCCGGCAGGGCTGGGTTCGGGAACAACGGATCAAGCCACGGGGCGAACCACTGAATAATCCAGTGACCCTCACCGCCACTCGGCGGATTTGTGGCAATGATGATGCGCTTGCGCTGGCCTACGGCAGTCGATCGCAACCAGCCGCAGACGTAAGCCACCTTGGCCTCAGATAGTTGCGCACCCTCATCAAACCCGATGAAGTCGTGCGGGCGACCCTGCCAGCTGAATTCCGCGCCGGGCTTCTCGAGCGAACCGAATTCAAGGACCCGATTATCCTTCGATTTGTAGATCTTGGTAGACGCGTTGTATCCTTCCCGCGTCTTCAGAATCTCGATCAAGCGGTCTTCGGCACCATAGAGATCGACGAAGGCCCGGCGGAAGATGACGCCCTTCATGTGCGAAGTAAGAGCCGTCCCAAGAAGCAGGTCGGTCTTACCCCCGCCAGCCGCCCCACCGAACAGAAGCATATCGGCATCAGACAGATAAGCCAGGGTCTGCACGCCGGGGTTCGGCAGCCATATCTGCTTCAGTTTACCCGCGACCAGCTTGCGCAGCTCCGCCTTGCGGGACGGTTCCATCCCGGCGAGCAGCGCCTCCATGTCAGCCACGAGATTATTCATCAGCCGTACAACACTCCGATATCCCCGGCCTTGAATTTCTGGTCTGCCACGGCGATCCTTATCTGGGAGATTGCTCCCGCAAAATAAGTATTGCCCGCCACCATGATCATTCCGCCCTGCGAGGTCCTACACACCCCCGAACCCACCCACAGATGGGTGCCGCCGGGAGAAAGATACGTACGGGTCAGCAAGAAATGACCATGCAGACCCTCTCCCGGCCCGTTCAGCATAAACAGGAATGCCTTGTTGGATGACAAGCAGTCGTTTGATGGAATTCTACATGAAGTAGTAAAATAATCCGGGGGAGGCTCCGAACCGAATAGGCGGAGTGCCACATTACCCTTCCGGTTAATCTGTAGCGACTTGAACGAAACAGTGATCCGGTCCAGATCCGCGCGCAGCTCCGCAGGAACGGTAAAGGACACCGTATCCTCGTTCCCCTGGATCAGGTACTGGTCGCGCATCAGAAGGCCCTTCGGTAGAGATAATTGGCGAGCTGCTGAGCTTCGCCGGTCGTGAGGGGCTGCGTGACGATGATCGCCGCGATCTGGCCTTGCCAGTAGTTCGCTACAGCCCCGGAGAAGGCGCCAATACGGAACGTCGTGGACGCGGTATTGGGTGTCACCGTCGTCGTCGTCACAGCTCCACCATTTACCGAAATACCCATCGTCGTGCCGGAATTGTAAAGCCGCACCACGGCATATCCACTGAAGTCGACCGCCGAGTTGGTGATCGTGATCGGCGAGGAACCGTTGCCGACGAGAGCCTGAAAGCGATTTACGCCGGCCGAAACGCGCCGTAGCAGCTCCCGGTATCGGCTGCTCGCCCCACCGAGGGATGCCGCCCGGCGGTCAGTCGTATCAGCAGCAAGGGCCGTCTGCTGGACCAGACCCCACATTTCACAATCCGTGGCGCCGCCGCAAAAAGTCGGAGAGGCCAGCGTCAGGTAATCATCTACCCCGTCGAAAGTGATGCCAGGTTTGGAATTGGCGAAAGAGGTCGCCGAATAAACCGGCTGATTGCCAGCGACACCTTGCGCCACAACGACGCTTGCAACGCTATCTGTCCACGCCGAAACCGCTCCGCCGCTCTCCGTGACTCCCGTGTTTGCGTCCCACCACGCAATTAGCTTACCCCCAAGAGAAGAGGGCGTGAAGGAACCCGCCATATAGGACAGGCCAGCTCCCTGACTGGTAAGCTCGGCCGCCGGAGCCGGGCTGGCGAAAAAAAGTGCCGCGAGGAGCGCTAGCCAACGCATGGGTCAGAACTTCGTGTAGTAGAGGATACCCGAAACCTGCACCGCGCCGGACAGCTTGATGCAGAAGGCGTTCGAGGCGAGGCCCTTCATGCCTCGAAAGAACGAGGATCCTTCGGCGACGCCGCCTCCAGCGAGGAGATTCATGGCACCCGTCAGCGCAGTTTCGCCGGTCGCGCACGCGGTCCCGGTGCCGGTGATGAACGAGACGTTCACCGTGCCCGAGGCGACGACCGTATAGCCGCAGACGTAGACGGTCTCACTGGAGGTAAGAGCGACCAGCTCCGTGTTACCCGAGGAGGCCGTGTTGATCGCTACACTGTCCCCGCAAATGATCGGCGCGGTGAGGGCAGCGGTTCCGGCCGCTAGGCCACCGTCAGAGCGGAACCCAAGGAGCTGGGCATTGGCTGGCACGGCGGAAGCCGCAGCCCCAATGCCCCAATTGGCGGCCGTCCCTGGGTTAGCAAGGAGCGGCGTCATGGACGCAATGCCCTGTACCGACAGGACGCCGGCAGCGGCCGCCCCGGCGCTCCCTGAGCCGGTCACGAGCCACGGCGTGGTGTTCGCCGTGTTGCCCGGCTGGACGGTCCACGTCCCGGCCTGCGAGGCCGCCACGTCGTTGTTGGCGCCGAGGTCCACGAGGAGACCGTTGGTCGCGTCACCGGGCGCTGCCACGCTGCCACCCGAGTTAGCGAAGCGCAGCGACATGCCGATGATGTAGTCCGAGCCCGCGCCGCTATCGAGGTCGAAGACCTTGCCGCCGCGCATGTTCGTGCCGTCGCTGAAGCCGGCAGCCGTGCCGTCCGCCGGGAAGGCCGATCCGAAGGCCGAGGAGGTCCCGCCCCCTCCGCCCCCGACGACGGTGACGTCCACCGAGCCATCCGAATTGGGTGCGATGCAGTGCGTCGCGGAATCGGGATCACACACCCCGACGTAGGATTGAATGATGCCGGGGGCGCCCGCATAGGCAGAGAACGGAGCGACCGCCAGGGCGAGTGTCAGTAGCCAGCGCTTCATGTCGGTCGCTCCTCTGATCAATACAGGCCGGCGATCGGACCGACCGCCGTCGTGAAGGTCGTCGCCGGGGTAAACGAGGCGAAGGTGCCATAGGTCCCCGAGGTCTGCGACTGCGTGGCAAAGTCGCCGACTGTAAAGGCCCGGAACTTGTAGCCAGTGTTGTTACACTGGAGCTGAATATAGTAAGTGGCCGGACCCTTGGCCGCGTAGGGTGTTGCGAATGCCACGCGCTGATAGGCTGCGGTGCCCGAGGCAGCGGTCGATGCGGTGAGTGCTGCCGCAATCGGAGCTCCGGTACTGTCAGCCAGGCCGATCTGGATGTTTCCAGCCACCGCCGTAGCATTGACCACCGAGACGCCGGTAATCGTCATATTCGTCGGGATGAAGACCGGAGCGATGTAGGTCGTGGTGGCGACGCACGTCACCTCGGTCCCGTCCGTAATCGCCAGCGGCTTCCAGCCGGCCGTTGAGATAGTGTTCGGGGCCACCGAGAAGCCAGCCGCCGGGCCGAGACCACCGGTCGGGGTGATCGCCCCGGTCGCGGACACCGTAGTAAACGCCCCGGTGCTCGGGGTGGTCGCGCCCACGGTCCCGTTGAACGTGCCCTTGTAGGCGCCGGTCGTGGTGCCGTCCGTCTGGTCGCGCAGAGTATTGATGGCGTCCAGCATTACATTGAGGTCGGAACCGTCGATGAGACGCGGACCAGGAAGGAACTGGGCGCCGGTAGAAATCGTGAGGTCGGTCGCGGTCCACGCGATGCCTGCAGCCGCGATCAGGGCGACGACGGCAAGCCCCAGGCGGCGGAAAGGACGGATCATGTCATCACCCTATCGTTGTGAATGTTGGGTGGGACCAGCGAGGGGAGGAGGCTCGCTGGTCCCTGCGGTGCTTCGGGCCAGGAACAGGAGGGGGACCGACCCGAGGCGTGCTCACGAACTCAGCTGCTGACGTAGCAGAACGGACCCTTGTCAGCGGTGAACGAAGTCGGCGGCGTGATCGAGGCCAGCGTGCCGAACGTACCAGTAACCGAACCCGTCGCCATGGTGATGTAGGTCGAGGCTGCCGCAGTACGGAACCGAGTGGTCGTGCCATTGGTCTGCCACGCCACATAGTACACGCCAGGCACCGCCACATAACTGGCCGTGGTCGCGATCTCCTGGAACGCATCGGTGCCGGTGGCCGTGACGCCTGCCAGAGCAGTATTGGCAACCAGCGTGCCAGACGAGTCGTACAGACCGTAGACCAGATTGTTGGTCGAAGCCGTACCGCCGTTCATGCAACCGATCTTGGTGATGGTCAGGCCGACCGGCAGGTTGAGCTGAGCGTAATAGATGGTGCCCGAAACCGGAGTGGTGTTGGTGCCGAGCGAACCGTACGCCACCGACCCGATCGGGAACGTGGTATACTTGAGCTGCGACAGGGCGGTCGAACCGACGTACCCGACCAGCTGGTTGGGCGACACGCACATCGTGGCCGGCGCGATGCCCTGCGAGTTGCCGGTATCAACCGGGATGCAGCCGGCGGCCGGGATGTCCTGCGTCGCCGCCGTGGAGGGTGCGGTCGAATCGAAGGGCGTGCCGGGGCTCGAAGAGGCCGGAAGATCCGGCCAGAGGCCCGCAGCCATGGCAGGGAGGGCGGAGAACGCGAGCGCCGCCACGAGTGCAGCGGCAAGGTGACGGAGCTTTTTCATGTCACATTCCTTGGGTTGATGGGAAAACGCACTGCTTACCGAGACTTGCCGCCATTGGCGGGAGCCGCCCGGTCCACGACCGAGGCAGCCTTGGACGGCGAATAGCCCATGCCGCCGCCACGGATCGAATCCGCCGGCTTGGGAGGCTTGCCACCCGCGCCATGGGGGGAACCGGCCGAGCCCTGGGACTTGATGCAGGAGGCCGCGTGAGAAGGATTGTAGCGCATGCAGGTCATCTCCTACTTCCTGTGTTTCGACTGATGAGACAGGTGCTTGGCGGCGCTTTCCGTGTGGTTCGCGTACTTCCGCTTTTTTCCCGCCTTGTTCATGGCGATCGCCACGGCCTGCTTCTCCGGGTAACCGGACGAGCGCAGCTCGCCGATGTTCTCGGAAATCGTGGCGCGGCTCGAGCCAGACTTAAGAGGCACGCTTGATCTCCATCAGGTCGGAGGACCGAAAGAACCGGTTACTGATCGAACCCCGATCGTCCGTCAGAACCTCGCACTCGATCAGACCGTCCTTGCGCGAGACATCCACGACGCGCATCACGAGGCGCCGGCCACGCTTACATGTGACCGTGGCGCCCGGCGCGAACATCAGACGGATCCCTCGGTGAGCTTGTCGGCGGCCTGCTGAAGAGGTTCGACGGACTTCACCAACTCGGCATGATGATTCGGGTCGCTATCTCCTATAGAAACCGATATAGCGCTCGGATTCACTTCATGGTCCGAAGAATAGAAGCCGATCCGCTCCGCGAGACCCTCAGCCTCATTCTCGATATGGCGGGCCAGAGAAGCCGCCTCGCCAGACACCGCGCCACCGGCCAGCACCCCCAGGGCGCGCACCTTGTCGGCGATTTCCTTGATCCCATCAATAAGGATCTGCTTCGGATCGAAGCCCTTGGCTTCACTCATATACTCCTTTTGATCTTCTTCACTCATGTTCCACGATCTCCTGTTTCTGCTT